CACGTGATCCATATTACGATATAAATACACCAGGAGCATGGCAAAAAGGCTATAATTGGCTAACTACTGGTGACACAAATGTTCCTGCAACAGATCCAACTACTGGGGAACCGTTAAGACAACGATACGCAGATAAAGATCCTGCTCGTAAAGATTTTGCTAAATTAGATACTGCTCCACCTACTATTCCACCAGTTGTGCCAAATAAAATAACCCCTGATAAAGCACCTGCTGATTTAACTGGAATACCAACAAACCAGGCTGATTTTGGCGCTGACGCAAAACCGGTAACCACCCCTGATACATTTGTACCTAATACTGGATTTGGGTCACAAACTAACCAATCTACTCCTGATACATTTATGCCTAATACTGGATTTGGAGCTGGTGATATGTCATTGTCTCCTATTATTGGCAAACCAACTCCCCAGCCAAATAAAAAAACATCAATTAAAACAAAGCAAAAACCAGATCCAAAAGTATTGGCATTACAAAAAGAATTGCAAAAACGTGGATATCCAATAAAAGCTGACGGTATAATGGGACCAAAAACTGAACAAGCACGTCAATGGGCGGTAAGTAGTGGTGATATTAACAGAGGATTACAAGGTGTAATAGGTGATACCACTCCACCAACACCTAGAACAGCGCCGTCATATGATATGAAAGCTTCCGATATGCAAAATATTAAGGCAGAAACTGCTTCATCGGCGATTAGAGAACACGTGTCTTTTGGACAAGATCAGGAACTTGCTAGAATAATAAGTTTATCCAGAAGATAATGTAAAAAAAGATTTGACATACTAACTAATACCGCGTATAATACTTCAAATGCGGTATTAGTTAAGTAAGTTTTAAATCAAGAAAGAATTAAAATAAAACTTGACAAGATAAATAATATAGCATATAATACACATATGCATTGTTGGCTAACCAAGATAGTGAAACCAACTAGGCAGTAGTAAAACACTCACGGGGAGTGTATAAAAAACTCGATAGGGAAATTAATCAATTAAATTATAGGGAAATTAAAATGGCAACATTAGCAGAAATCAGAGCAAAACTAAAGCAAGCTGAACAACGTGGTTCAGAAACTACACAAAGACTCGGAGGCGATAACTCAGTTTATCCATTCTGGAACATCAAAGAAGGCGACGAATCAGTAATCCGTTTCCTACCCGACGGCGACGTCAATAATACCTTTTTCTGGGTAGAACGAGCAATGATTAAATTGCCTTTCGCTGGAATTAAAGGTGAATCTGAAAGTAAAGAAGTTACGGTACAAGTACCTTGCGTCGAAATGTACAATGATGGTTCCGTGTGTCCTATTCTTTCTGAAGTTAGAGCTTGGTTTAAAGATCCTGCCCTAGAAGATATGGGTAGAAAATATTGGAAGAAACGTAGTTTTATTTTCCAAGGTTTTGTAACTGAAGATGGTCTTCAAGAAAAAGAAAAACCAGAAAATCCTATTCGTAGGTTTATCATTGGCCCCCAAATCTTTACACTCATTAAAGCCGCATTGGTTGATCCTGAGTTAGAAGATATGCCAACTGATTATGTTAATGGTCTAGATTTTAGATTGAAAAAAGGTAGCAAAGGTAGTTATGCTGATTATTCAACATCAAACTGGAGCCGTCGTACTCGTCCGTTATCTGCTATTGAACAAGCAGCAGTCGATGCCAATGGCTTATATAATTTAACCGATTTCTTACCAAAGAAACCCGGTGCAGTTGAATTAAAAATCATCAAAGAAATGTTTGAAGCATCTGTTGATGGCGAAGCATATGACGCTGAACGTTGGGGTCAATATTTCAAACCAGCTGGATTAAATCAATCAACTGGTGATCCATCACAAAGCAATAATGCTACTCCAGCATATGTTAAACCAGTAATTGAATCAGCATCAGCTGAGTATTCAATCCCTGTATCAACTGAAACTTCTGCACCAGTAGCAGAAGCAGTGCCAGCTAGTGGCGATAACCGTGCCAATGATATACTTGCGATGATTCGCAGTAGAAATCAAGCACAATAAAATCGTTGTACAGTAGGGAGACCATTCTCCCTACTACTTTCACTAGGAAATAAACATGGCAAAATTAATCTACGAAACTGATGCTGGCCACAAAATAGCTGTGGAAATTGCAGAATCACTAATAACTGAATTGGAATATTCACATCAAATTGATGCATGGGCAGAAATTCTTGCTATTTTTAAGCAAGAAATTATTGCATCTAACAAACTAATGGAGGCTAACAATGGCCAAACCATTTGATCTAACAAAATTTAGAAAGACATTAACAAAAAGCATAGAAGGCTTAGGTGTTGGATTTAATGATCCTACTGATTGGATTAGTACTGGAAACTATGCTCTTAACTATCTTATAAGTGGTGATTTTAATAAAGGAATTCCACTTGGAAAAGTAACGGTATTTGCTGGCGAATCAGGTGCCGGTAAAAGTTATATTTGTTCCGGTAACATTATCAAACACGCACAAGAACAAGACATTTATGTTGTGTTAATCGATTCAGAGAACGCACTTGATGAATCTTGGTTGCAAGCATTGGGTGTTATAACTTCTGAAGATAAACTTCTTAAACTTAATATGGCTATGATAGATGATGTAGCCAAAACTATTAGCGAGTTTATTAAAGGATACAAAGAAATACCAGAAGAAGATCGTCCAAAGGTATTATTTGTAATTGATTCGTTGGGTATGTTACTAACTCCTACTGATGTCAATCAATTTGAAGCTGGTGACATGAAAGGTGATATGGGTAGAAAACCCAAGGCACTTACTGCATTAGTTCGTAATTGTGTAAATATGTTCGGTAGTCATAATATTGGATTAGTAGCAACTAACCATACCTATGCCAGCCAAGATCCATACAATCCAGATCCAAAAATTAGTGGCGGTGACGGCTTTGTTTATGCCAGTTCTATTGTAGTTGCTATGAAGAAATTCAAACTAAAAGAAGATACTGAAGGAAACAAAACAACAACTGTTAATGGTATTAGGGCAGGATGTAAGATCATGAAAACTAGATATGCTAAACCATTTGAAGATATTGAATTATATATTCCATATTCAACAGGTATGAGCCCATTTAGTGGTATGTTTGACTTACTGGAAAAACGTAAGTTGATAACTAAAGAAGGTAATCGATATAGTTATGTAGATAACAATGGCGAAATTCACAAATACTTTCGTAAAGAGTGGAACAAAAATGCGAATGGTATTATGGATTTAGTCATTAGTGAATTTAATGACAAAACTAGTTCGGTTATTATTAGTGAAGCTGATATAGAAGGAGCAGACGATGCTGAATAAAGAACCAGATGTTAGTCAATTAATGTTTGATTTTGGAATAACAGACAAACAAATGATTGCACATCAAGAACAAGAAATAGAAAAACTAAAAGCTACTATTAAGTATTGGGAAGATCGATACGAAAATATGAGAATTTGGAAAGATTCATATGCTAATAAAGTTGGAGAACAAAAAAATGCTGAATGAAACACAAGTGGTTGATGTATGGTTGTTATTTTCTGATTACATTGACAAGAAACAAGTTGAATCAGTTGCTGAACGATATGTAGAACTGTTGGCTGATTATGGAATACGTGATAAAGTACTTCATGCTGCTACTGGTACTGATGCAATCCTTGACCAAGCAATCTTGTATTATCTTGAAGATGAAGAAGATGGTGATGAAGACAGCGATTATAAAGACCTAGATTTTTAGTATGAGTTGGTATTCGGATATAGCTAAAGATATAACAAAAATTCATGATGGCATAACCCATTATGAAAAAGAATTGTTACAAGCAAAATATGAATGTAAAATTATTGGAAATGTCGAGAAAGCATTGGCATCTATGCCAGGAATTGTTGAAGAACGGTATAGTCAATTACAAGAAATTGAAGCAATTTTAGAATATCTTAATATTGAACTCAAACGATTGAAGAGCCAACATTTTAGAAAATATTTAGAACATTACAATCGCGCCTTAAGTAGTCGCGATTGTGATCGCTTCGTTGAAGGAGAAGATGACGTTGTTGATTTTGAAAAAATCATTAATGAATTTTCTCTCCTTCGTAATAAGTGGCTGGGTATTACTAAAGGATTGGAACAAAAATCTTATGCGTTAAGTAACGTTGTTCGACTTCGTTGCGCTGGCATGGAAGACGCAACATTATAACAAAAATAGGCATATCTATTATGCCTATTTTCTTGACTTTCTCAATCATTACTGTATAATACTGTATATGAAAACAATAGACCAATTACTTTATACCCTAACCAATCATGCCTCCCCTTCTTTGGAGGATTTGATATCAAGGCGTGATTCAAAATTATTAAGAAGCTTGTCATCTGCTGTCAATAATAACTGGTATTTTACTGAGAAACAAGCTGGATTGATAGTTAAGATATTAACCGCTAATCAATCAGTGTTATGTATGATGGCCACTGATATTGAATCATATTTAACAGAACCATTGTGGGCAAGATCATTTAGACAACTTGCAAATATACGAAAGATGTATATATTGGAAACTGATATTAAAAAAATGATAGTAATAGAATGTACCTACTCTCCTCTTATTAGAACAATAATTAAAGAATTTAAAGGAACAATAGCATTTTGCTCAGTTGGATCATTATATAATACACACTTGACTGAACAAAATATTGTCACATTGCTACCAGTATTTCAAACACATTTATTT